TGTGATTATCTTCAACCTCTATATCATATACCGTACATTGATTTCTACCACGATATTTCTCTCTTTTAATTTCTACAATAGATATTGGTACTATACCAATTGTAGGTTTTGTAATAATATTTTTCGCTATCCACTGTTTCCCATTTTCATTTAATTTAACATAATCAGAAATAAGGGATAAAAATTTTTCACTATCATCTACCCTCAGTTGTAATCTATTCTTGCCTGTAGAAGGTGGACAATATATCCGTGCTTTTATGTCCCATTTTTCTTTTAGCCATTCGGCAATAACCAAACATTCTTCATTGGTAAAACTATCCGTACAAAATATTAAATAAGGATTTCCGCATTTATGTCCATTATAGTATCCATAAGTGTAAGAACCATCATCCATAAACCAAGCAGCCAACCCTAAAATATCAATAGTATCAAGCCACTCCCTTGATACTATTTTTTTACCATCCTTGTATACTGTATGGTACATATCAAATAAAGCAGGAATGTGATTTGTTTGTAAATGGTAAGCAACGCTTTTTCTTTCAGGATAATGAGGAGAACTATTTATTCTTTTATTTTCTTTTATTTTTAACCCGCCCATAAAAGATTTTATCCAATTAGAGTAATATTTTTGGGGTTCTGTGTGGCAAACTTGATACCTTGGTTTCCACCCATTTATTGATTTTTCCTTTGTATGCAAACTAAGATTAGAATCCCCAAGAAGACTACCATATATAAATTGTTTTTGTTCATCGGAAAGCAATAAACTTCTAACCATTATCTTATCGTTTAAACTTATATCACTTGCATTTTTCCAACCTTTTTCTGTTAGAATTGGATGTTCTTGTGTAGCTCTTATTACACTATTTTTCGCCTTTCTCCCAAAATAGATACGAACTAAATCATCTATATATGTCCTTTTGTACCAATTTTTAATTTCCTTATATTCAAAGATTTTTTCATTTTCATTCCAACTTTTAATCTTTACTTGTTTTTTTTCACTAACAATACTTCCAATCCGCATCTTTCCTTCTTCAGTTTCTACACGAACATCATAAGGTAAACAATATCCGTACCACAAGGGGTTCACGGGATTTGGATATTTGAAATGGATAATCTCATCAGGGGTAAATGCCACCGACTTTGCACCTACCTGATAGATGTATCCCTTGATATAATGATCTGCATCAGGGACAATCTTCATATTCTGTGAGGGGACAGGATAAAGCTCTGTAGGTGGCATATTCTTTTTCGGTCGGTAGATATACCAGTACCCATTTCCTGTCAAATCCAGGTAAGTGACGGTTAAGTATTTAAAGTCAAAGTTATTCATCTGCGAGTTGACCTGGTGAAGAAGCTCAAGCAGAGGGTGTTCTGTTATCTCCTCTACATCCTGCGCCTTAGAAATATATCCTGCTAAATGACCCTCTTTTTCAAAGAGCTTTAATCTTTCAATCGGCACCCTTCTCGTAGAGAAATATTTTATTTTTGTATTTGTGTTTTTCTTCGCTATATAGAGCCGCAGCGGAGTCCGTGCCACGCCATTTGCGTTATTTCTCACGCATACATATACCCAGCTTTTGTATGCTCTCACCTGCGCCGAGAAATCATTCGGCTGGATAAGTCCTTGTTCAGCGTAGAAGGGTATGGATGTCTGAATGAGAGGGTTTGTATTACTTTGCTTTTTGAACGGAGCCGCCAATTTTTCTATTATGGACACATTGCTTTCACCAATTCGTTTTTACAGTAAAACTATATTTTATGTGCTAACCGTCGTATCTCTCTTGTCTAATTCCTTACCTAATCCTATAATAGCTTTCTCAACCACATCTTGACGTGTATCACCTTGCACATCTACGATAACACGAGACCAATCGTGGTTTTCCAACACAAGACAATTTGGAATATTATGCAGCTTTCTTACTTCAAGATAATAATTTTTTCCTGCTACTATTTTTTCTATCTCTTCCCAATGTAAAAATTTTGACTCCCCCGTATACCCAAAAAACCTTTGCAAAACTTTAAGAACTTCGGTTTGCATCTTTTATCCTTTACAACAAATTGAAAAACAAAAGTATTCCAAACACCGCTGCCATCACGCACCCAGAAAATATCCAGGCGGCGAGGGCATCGTCAGTGTAGATATACGCTTTAACAAGAAATGCGTTGAGCAGGATACAGCCAAGGGGGAGGATAAGAAGAGTGCCGATGAGTCTCATACCCAAGCACTCTCATCGTCAAAAATTCTTTTCATCCGCTCCTCTTTTGTTTCCTCTTTCTTATCTTCTTCCTTGAGTGAGTGAATATCTATGCCATACATAAGAGATCCCTGGTCGCGGTGCGTGTAAAGTGCGTATCTCTCCGCATCTTGAAGGTGATCCCTGAATTTAACCGTTTCCTCAAGGATATTCCCATTTTTATCTTCTTTCCATTTATATGTCTGCTTCTCAGCTATCAAATTGCTTGACTCAGGATGTAAATATATTTTTTGCCTCTTCACGTAGTCTATACCGAGCTTTACCGAGCCCTTATCGCAAGGCTGGCAATTATACCCTGCCTGGCGTATTTCCTCTATTCTTTGAGGCTCAGCCGAGTCAGCATACAGCGGAGCTTGCTTATTTATCTTGAGAGATTCGAGCCTCGCTATCAAATCGGTATTCGTTAGACCGGTTTCATAAAGAAGCTCCTTCTCATAAACCTCCTGATCGCGTATGCCTATTTCTAAAAAAGCAGAAGGGTTATTGTAGCCAAAGTCGAGGCCGTAGATAACCTCATTAAAGTTTTCCGGCCAGGTCTTTGCAATCTCCCAGTTCGTGTAGACAAGATTGGCAAGTACGCCCCATTTCCCGAGCGTGTAAATATCGTAGTACGTTTTATCCTGGTCTTTTAGCGCTTCCAGCTGACCGATATAATACTCTGAGAGGAAAGGATTATCCTTGTAGGTAGAGTGAAGTACCGCTACGTCACTTCGCTTGCCTGTCTCGTACTGTTCTACAAGTTCTTTATTGAGCCAATGGAAACTTGATATAGGATTGAAGGTTAAATACATCTGGTTGAGCGCTTCAGTCTTCCTGCGCAGCCGTAGATTAAGCTGCAAGAAATCATCGTAACTTATCTCCGTTGCCTCTTCTATCCAGATATAGTTACCCTCGTAGCTCTTAATCTTCTCTCTATCGTCCAGGCTCTTAAAGAGCATTTCATTCGAGCTGTAGGATAACTGCATCTCGGTTTTGTTTAAATGGTGCGGTAGCTTATACTCTTCGAGCAGTTCAAGAATAAGTTTATACGCCGTTATCCGAAGAGATGGGAGAGTTTTTCTGAGCACGAGAAAACGCTTGTTCTTCTCCTCGTAGAATTTCCTTACAAAGAACTGTGCTACTGAGTAGCTCTTACCACTACCGGCACCCCCGAAGAGAATGCAGACACGGGTTTTGCTCGCATTTAGAAACTCGGCAAACTTTCGGATACGCTTTGCCTTGACCGTGCTCATACATCCTCAAAGGTGATTCTATGCTCATTCTCTGTTCTATCCGTAGGTTCGCCCTTAAGTAATACAATCTTCCCTATCACCTGGTCGAGTGCCTTTGTGAGTTGGTCAACGCTTCCCGTTTTTGCTATCATGTAACGGTTAATTAAGTTCTTTTTTATATCAATAAGCTCTTGGATAGTCTCAGATTTCCAGTCTGATTGTTTTTGAGTAATTTTTGACTCAGTTTCCAGGTCAATTTTTTCTTTTTTATCACTCCAATTTTCTTTATTCTTCCAATCCCTTACTGTATTAAAAGAAACATCTTTTTCTCTTGCTATTTTCCTTAAAGACCAACCAAGACAAAAGAGTTGAAATGCCTCATTTTTAATTTTATCTGGATACATTCTCTATTCATCTATCGGTTCTATTTTGACTTTAAAAATCTTCCCCGCCAATAATTGCAGTTTTATCACCTCTTCTAAGTTTGTGCCAGGAATATCAAGTTTTACTCGTGCCCCATCTCCCATACCATTTACAGATATAGCTGATTGGATAGGAGGAAGTGATGCAATAAATTCAATCACGTAACCATCTCCTCAGGTATTACAACGATACCTGCAATAGCATCAATCCCAAAATATAGCTTTACACCCCCTATACTCCCTTGTTCTTCAATAAATATAGGATTATCACATCCGGGAATTTTTATTGTATTACCTTTTATCGACAGAAAGGAAAAATGTTTTAAATGGGGGTATCGTTTAATTATACAATGTATATACATATCACTCATATATCTTCCCCACGCAAGAAAACTCTGTGTAGTTAAAAGCTGTTCCTTGAAGCCCCTGGTGTTGAAGAATCACGAAAGAGGTGCAGAAATGCATGAAACACAGAATAATATTCAAAACGTATATTTCAACTTGCCAGCACTGTGTTATGGACATCTTCCTGTTTTTTCCTTACTGTAAGCTCGTCCATTTTAATTTTCCTTGCTGGATATATTTCTTGAAAGAATTGAGGGG